ATCGAGGTAGACCACGCCCGCCTTCGCGAACTGCTCGCTCCAGAACTTCTCATGGCGCTCGTCATCACGACGGCTACGCTTGTGGGTGTGTTCGCCCATCCACCGCTTCACCGTTTCGGCCCAGGTGCGCCGAGGCTTGTCGCCAAGCAGCGACACGCGCCACAGTCTGGCTCGCTCACGGTCGTGGAATTCTCGGGCCTGCATCTCGTTGCTCGTCTTGCATGAGCCACGATAGGTCTTGCCCTTGATCGTGATGCTGTACTGCCAGACGTTGCCTCTGAGGTTGATGGGCATCTCATCTCTCCTTGATGAAAATGCCCCCGTCAGAACCGCGCAATTAGCGTAGCACGGCGGTAGCTGCGGAGGCTAGTGTTGGGTAGGTGCCGGTTACGAGAATCCGGCGTCGGTGCCGCCCGGTGACCCGGGCCTTCACCCCCTGCACAGAGGTGCCGACCGATCGAGCAATCTCAGGCGTCTTCGCGGACGATGTTGTCCTGGTGCTGCACAGCCTGGGTGTAGGACGCGCCACTGCTCGAAGGCACCACCACCGTGTGGTTGCGCTGCACCGACTCGCGCACAGCGTTGGGCTTGAACACCATCGCCATTGCAGACTGCCATGCGTAGGCCACAGCCTGATGCTTGTCGGCGTCGTACACGGCCTTCTTGCCGTCCTCGACAGCCTTCTTCATGGATTCGACCTCTTTGGTCAGGCTGGCGATCCGCCCATCCTTCTCATGGATCGCATCCAAGGCATCCGTCAGTTGCCTTTTCAGTCCGCCCGCGTGCTCACGCAGTTGGTCGCGCTCGGCCAGCGTCTTCTTCAGGTTGTCCTTCAGCTCCTTGATGCCGTCGAGGGCGTCGAGATTGAACGTCTTCGACGCCACCAGGGCATCGACCATCTCGAGCAGGTCGTTGTCGGTTGGGTTGCTCATTGAATTACCTCGTACCAGTCCTCAGCCAACAGGTCGCTCTGGCTTGCCACCCAGGGCACCAGATCGCCATTGGCCGCGTGCATGTAAATGTAGGGACGGCTCATCTTGCTGTGGTCATCAGGTCGTTGGATCTGAATCCACATGCCCTTACCGTTCCATCCGTGACGGGCGACTCGCTCTCCCCGACGCAGGGTGTCCAGCGCCAGGGAGAAATCGATGCACCCCGAGACAGGGTCGTATCTCATAGGCCGGTCACCCACACGAATGCGTTGTAGGCGATGCCCAGGAAGACGCCCAGTACCGCCCACAGCAGGGCGATCATGGCGATACCCGCCATGCCACCGGCCAGGGCCACAGCGACGTCACTCAGCAACGGCTTCATGCGCCTTCTCCCCGGCAAAAAGCTCGTCTTGGTCCGGATCACGGACGGCCTCGACCTTGACCCCTTGCGTAACCAATTCGACCAGTTCTTCCTGTCGTGCAACTGAAGCCTCCATCATGGTGCGAGCAACGTGATTGATTGCCTGAGAACGATGGGATGCGCGTACCAGACGGCGCTCTCCCTTGTGGGTGGTAACGAGATAGATGCGGTAGGAACTCATTCGTAGTCTTTCGGGTTGGGTGGTTGTTGAATCATGGCTTTGATGGGCTCGAGCGAGACTTCACCGGCCAGTACGGCTTCGGCGTAGTTCGCCCAGCTTCGAGCTGCGATCACTCCGTACTCGTCCCTCCAGCGCAGGTAGACCTCCTTGCGCTTCTTGGCATTGAGTCGTGACTGCGTCACTGACTCCACCATCGAGACGAATCTGCGGCGTGCGTTGTACAACTCGAGTGCCCACGTCAGCTCCTGTTGGCGTTGCTCAGGCGGCATCCTGAGCTTGTCGAAGAACGATTGAACGGAGATCGGGCTTGAAGTAGGTGTCGGGCTTGAGGATCTTGCCGTCTTCCCTGCGGATCGCCTTGTAGCTGCCATCGTTCTGCCTCACGAACTTGCTCATGTTGCTTGCGTGAACCTCGTCCCACAGGGGCTGCGGATCGAGACCCATCGACTGCAACATCCCGATCGTCACGTACATCAGATCGATGCAGGCATCGGCCACCTCAGCGGCGGTGTCTGCGGTCTCGCTTGCGGTACGCATCCGATCGAGGGCGATGGTGAGCTCATCGAACTCCTCCTCCACCAGGCGGTAGTACAGGTTCACGGCTTCGATGCCGATCCCCTGTCCCGCCGCCTTGGCGAACTCAGCGCGATCAGTGAAGGGATTACCCACGCTTGCCCTCCATCTCGATCAGCAGATCGATGTAGTGGCGAGCCTTCTTCAGATCCTCGACACCGTTCTTGTTCTTCCAGCGGCAGAGGTACTTGATGGCGTTGCCCTCACAGAACCCCAAGCCATTGACCTGGATGAACTCGACCGGTTGGATTCGCATGTTCTTGTAGTGCGAACCGCCGACCTGAACCTCGAGCGGGTTTGCCCGACCGATCTCGGGGAAACCGATTGGTGTGGTGATGCTCATGTGCGTGCTTCTTCCTTGGCGATCTTCTTGACGCTGGCCTCGTACTGGTAGCGCAGGAAGTTATCCAGATCGACCTTGCTGAAACGCCAGCTTCGACCGATCTTCCCGGCAGGGATGCGACCGTTGCGTGCGAGATAGCGCAACGTATGGGTGCTGACCGAGAGGTACTCGGCAGCTTGGTTGATGGACATGATCATGTTTGCTTTTCCTTCTGGAATTGGGGGCAGAACTGGGCCACTTCGCAGTAGCCCTCGCAGCGACGAGAGAGACCCTTGCGCTCCTGGATGACGTACCCGGGCTTGACCTCACCTAGTTCCTCTGGCGTGTCGGCCACCTTGGATGCACGAACCCCACCCTCCTTGATGAGGGCGAACTTCGTACCGGTGTACCAACGCTCCTGCTCCGTGCAGGCGGGAACCTTCCCGGCTTCGGCGTCTTGATGCAGCATCACCCGTTCGCGCATGTAGACCTGGCACTCATGCGAAGTCCACAGCGGAACGGAGATGACTGCGATCGGCTGCTGCGGGTACGTGGGATCACGCTCCGCTTCAGCCTTGCGCCAGTCACGGTAGATGGCAATGACCTCCAGCCTCTCCACTTCGTAGCCGTTGTGCCGAGCCAGTTCGGCCAAGCAGTTGAGCTGTCGCTCCCAGGCTACGTCGCCCTCCGACTTGTAGGTCGAGCAGACCTTCCAATCCTGAAGGCACTTGTCGTCCAGGTGCAGTCGATCGAACTGACCTGAGACAGACCAGCCGTTGATGTCCATGTACAGGCGCTGCTCCACCATAGCGGTGGTCTGCGCCCGTTCCAGCACTGCGTGTACTGCCTGACCCATCAGCGCCCATACCCGCTGCGACACGTCCTCGACCACGAACTCCTTGTACTTGGCGTACAGGACTCGCTTCTGAGGCGCATCGATCAGCTTGGTGACGGAGATGTCTCCGCCACTCTGGTACGGGTCGTTTGCTACCGCTGCCACGAAGGCGTCTGGCAAGCCTTTCAGATTGGAGAGGTACATCTCAGTCCTCCGCTTCTTCCAGTTCCATCGCACGCTGCTTGCGAGACCAGGCGGCTTCCTTCTGGTAGTAGCCCTCCAGTTCCCACATGCGGTCGATGGCGTCTTGCTTGGCGATCTGCTTTCCCTTGTCCGCGTCGAAGAACGACGGGGAGATGCAGGCCGACTTGCCGACCATCAGGAATCCGTTGTGCAGCTCGAGCACACACACCGTCAGGGTGGTGCCCTCGGGCTGGTAGTAGGACTCCCGCTTGATCTTGGCCTTGAGCATGTCTTCGGTGACTGTGACGATCTCGCTCATGGTCAGAAGTCCACGTTGACACGATCGTTGGAGGAGCCGCCGCTCATGCGGTCGGTCTGCGGCTTGAGCGTCCCCGCCAGGAACTCCGTACCGGACTTGCCCTTGCGTTGCCACAAGGCCACTTCGTACTTGCTGCCATCGGGGAAGGTGACGACACCGGTCTTCTGCGGAGCCTTCGGGTGGGTAGCCCGGTTGTTGTCGAAGACGACGATCTCGATCTGGTTGTTGTAGGTGGCGGACATTTGCGATTCCTATTCCTTAGAGTTGCTTCAGTTGGTGGTTGCTGCCTGATCGTGGGTTGCGATGATTTCTTTCAGTCGCGCCACTACACCGTCGAACTCCCCGGCAGGCAGGAGATCGATCGTTGCGATCGAATACTTCTTGCAGATCGATGCAAGAGGCACGTTCGCTGTGTCAGAGAAAGCCTTGAGGTCGTCAACCTGAGCGGCAGTGATCGTCGGTCCCGGTGCAGGGGCCTTGGTCACGCGCTCAGGAACCGGCTTTGGGGCGGGAGCTGCGGCCTTGGGCGCAGGCGCAGGAGCAGGTGCTGCCTTCGGTGCAACGACGTGCGTCGAAGCGTCGGCATCGTTGTCACCCTCGGTCGGGATGCAGAAGGCTTGGAAACAAGCGTACTTGTAGGCGGCACTCATTGCCTTGTTGCACGACTTGTCGCCTGAGTCCATCGCCTCACCAACCGTAACTACGGTGTGCTTGGATCCGTCCTCGGCAGACACGAAGTCGAACTCCACGGTCAGCGTCGTGTAGAACAGCGCGTTGCCACGGGCGTTCTGACGCTCGACCACTTCCCGCTGCGTGACTCGAGGCAGCACACACAGCTTGTGCTTCGACAGCAGAGGGGAGAGAGCACCGTAGACATCATCGATGCCACGGAAGGCGTAGCCCTGCGACTCGTTCTTCCGATCCTTCGAGATGCCCTCCTTGGACATCTCATGTGTCACCGCCGCGATGGCGGCGTACACCTTCGGCGCACTTGATGCGCCAGCGTCTTTCGTCATAAGTTCAGCTCCTTGTTTCGACGATCCACGCAATGTTGCGTAGTGGTGAAGACTGTACGGTTCTTTATAAATCCCAGTGAAATGCAGGGTCTTTCGAACGGTTGTGAGAGATCAACGACAACTTCGGAGACACTTGTTTCACCCCTTAAGCACTCACGACAGCGGCGGGATATTCCGTACCGTTTTGGGGCGCGTCAATAGGGAAATGCGTACATGTGATCTACCAGTCGCATGGACAAAATGAAGACCCTTTGTACTCAACAAACAACTACGCGCAGAGATGGAGAGCTTTAGCGACTACGGCATAGATGTCGGGCCGCATCGGGGCGAAGAGGTGAAGACCACCTGCCCACAGTGCAGTCCCACTCGGAAGAAGAAGAACTACCCCTGCCTGAACGTGAACACCATCAAGGGGTGCTGGCACTGCTGGCACTGCGGATGGAGCGGGTTCATCAAGGGTGGCGAACGAACCCAACCAACATTCACAAGGAGCGAGATGTACAACAAGCCCGAACAGGAGCAGCAGCTCCCGCTCAGTTCGAAGGCAATCGAATTCTTTGAGCAACGAGGCATCAGCGTGGAAACGCTGGAAGCCGAAGGCGTCTGCATGGAGAACGTGTGGATGCCCCAGGTGGAGCGCCACGTCACGGCGATCGCCTTCCCGTACTACAAGCACGGCGAGCTGGTGAACTTCAAGTACCGGGACAACGCCAAGAACTTCCGCCAGGTCTCTGGCTGCGAGAAGGTGTTCTACCGGTACGACCACATCTCCGTGCGCGAGACGATCATCGTGGAAGGGGAGATGGATGCGTTGACCGTGGCGCAATGCGGCATGGACAACGTGGTGTCTGTGCCCGATGGCGCACCCGCACCTACCGCCAAGACGTTCGACCACAAGTTCGAGTTCCTCAACGACGAGAACCTGGATCAGGTCGAGCGATTCATCATCGCCGTAGACAGCGACGAGCCAGGACGCAAGCTCGAGGAAGAGCTGAGCCGACGCCTGGGCAAGGAGCGTTGCTCCCGTGTCATGTGGCCGGATGGCTGCAAGGACGCCAACGAGACCCTGCTCAAGCACGGCGCAGATGCGGTGCGGCAGGCGATCCTCGATGCTCAGCCGTACCCGATCGAGGGCGTGCTGACGGTGGACGACTTCTCTCAGGAGATGGAGTCGATCTACTCCGAGGGGATGCCCGAGGGTGCGGACACCGGGTGGCGTGGACTCAACGACTTCTACCGCCCCCTGCCTGGGCAGCTCTGCGTGATCACCGGCATCCCCGGGTCAGGCAAGAGCGAGTGGCTTGATGCCCTGACGGTGAACCTCACCCTGCACCAGGGCTGGACGATCGGGATCTTCTCCCCGGAGAACCAACCGTCCTCCTTCCATGCCGCCAAGCTGATGGAGAAGTGCATCGGCAAACCCCTGCGCGAGATGACCAGGGAGGAGTTCGAGGATGCCAAGCACTGGCTGAAGACCTGCTACCGATTCCTGATGCCCGAGCAACGCACGATCACTGATCTGCTGAGCAGGGCCAAGGTGCTGGTGCGGCGCTTCGGCATGAAGGGTCTGATCCTCGACCCGTACAACGAGCTCACGCACACCCACCGCAAGGAAGGTGTGTCGGAGACGGAGTACATCAGCGACTTCCTGGCGAAGATCAAGTCATTCGCCCAGGCCAACGGCGTTCACGTCTGGCTGGTCGCTCACCCGGCGAAGCTGCGGCGAGAGATGGATGGTTCGTATCCGGTGCCCACCGTGTACGACATCGCAGGCTCAGCCAACTTCGCCAACAAAGCCGACGTCATCATCACCGTGCATCGAGACAAGACCAACCTCGAAGCACCCACCGAGATCCATGTCCAGAAGATGCGTAGCCGCTGGGCAGGGAAGCTGGGTCAAGCCAACCTCTTTTGGGAGGGTAGGTCTGGCCGGTATCGCGACGGCAGCGCACCACCTGTGTTCTGAAAGGAGAAGCAATGGCACAGATCTCATACCGACGAAACGCTGCGCGTCTGATACGCCTGCTAATGGAGGGGCGCTACAGCCTCAAGGAACTCTCCGAGAAAACGCCGATGCACTACGAGCGTGCCAGGGAGTTCCTCCTCGATCTCAAGGCGGAGAACGTGGTTCACATCAGCGCATGGCGGCGTGACGCATTGAATCGCGCAAGCATCGCCATCTACACCCTGGGCGTTGGCGTTGATGCACCCAAGCCAGCAGCCAAGACACCTAGTCAGCGTACGCGCAAGTACAAGACGAAGGCGCAGAAGCCGCTGACCAAAGCACCGACCGTGGTACGCGCACCGGCCAGTGTGTTTGACCTGGGGATGATGAGATGAGCATTGAGGACAAGGTGATTGCCATCTTGGCCGAGTTCGGCCCGATGACTACCCTTGACCTGATGGAAGAGTTTCCAGGCATGACGTTCCACCACATGCAGGTGACCGTCAGCCGGATGAAACAGAAGAAGAAGATCCACGTAGGGAGATGGATCCAACAGTTGGGTGAGGGGAAGAAGCGGTATCCACGTCCGGTGTGGCACCTGGGTGAAGGCAAGGATGCGAAGAAGCGCAAGGACACCAGGAAGGAAGTGAACCAACGCTACAGCAAACGGCGCAAGGCGCGGCGTGCGATGGTGAACTCGGTGTTCAGTCTAGGGTTATCCCTGATAGGGAAAGCAACAAAGGAGCCGGACGTTGGGCAAGATCAACAGCAGAGCTAAGGGCGCAGCAGGCGAACGAGAGTTCATCAAGGAAATCTCGGGCTACCTGGGAGAGGAAGCTGTCGCTCCGCTCAAGCGGAACCTGGAGCAGACCAGGACAGGAGGCCACGACATCGTGGGCCTGGACGGATGGGCCATCGAGATCAAGCGGTATCGCGTGATCAAGGAGGCGGACATCAAGAGGTTTTGGGAGCAGGCTGTAGAGCAGGCCAAGAGGGTTGGCTGCGTACCGGCACTGGCGTACCGGGAGGACTTCAAGTCCTGGCGGGTGAGGATCCCGCTGAGCTACCTGCGAAAGGAAATGGATTGGGAAGGCGAGACATGGACTGCCGAGATCAGTCTCGAGGCGTTCGCTGCCTTCGTCAGAGAGAACCTATAGAATCGGAACTCTCCTCCTTGATACCCCGCTTCGGCGGGGATTTTTTTTGCCCGGGCTCCGTGGAAATCTCGAGCCACCGGGGCCTTATAAGAAAGACAACCCCGGCAGAGCCGGGGCTGATGATCACTTTGGTTCGAACTGCCAGCCCACTATGCCGCACGGCCCATCGGTACGATTGTCGATGCAGCTTCCGTGCTTTCCACCGTGTCGGTGAACGAGGCAGGTCTCGGTCTGTCCCCCGGATCTAGCTTCCCTGATCTTGTAGTACTTGCACCGCTGGCACAGCACTCGCTCTTTATCCCAGGTGTACTCAGGCAGCTTCCACACGGACTCCGGTTGCCACGTCATTTTCCACATCGGGGATCGGCTCTCTTGCGTAGAGGGGGATGAACGTACCTCCGAACAGCCTGACTACATCCTCGGCTTCGATCTGAGTCTCGAAGTACCGACGACCGTAACCCTTCTTCATCCAGAGGTACCCGGCTGGCTTGTTGATCAGAGGATTACTCTGCCACGGCTTCGGGCTCATCTTGCTTCTGCTCATTCGCAGTCTGGGCCTGAGCCATCTGACGGTTGGCTTCGGTCATGATGTAGTCGATGACCTGACGCACTTGGCCGTGCGGTAGCTGATCGAGCATACGCAGGATTGTGTTGAGCTGATCGGTGGTGAAGGTGAAGTTCACGATGTCTTCCTTATTCCAAGTTCAAAGTCTTCCCTGCCATCCAGGGCATTGTGGATTATGACGTCCTCTTCCTCCTCGTCTACGTAGGGTTGGCACCAACAGTCGAGTGAGATGATGTGTTCGCAGGTATCAGCGACAGGTACAACGTGGTAGGTTTCAGACGTCTCGATCATTTGGCTAGAAGGTACAGGCCTATGTTGCTGAAAGCGTAGCCAGCATACGTCATCGACATGGGGTGATTGCCTTTCACCCCCTGTTCAACAGCTATGTAGGCGTAGATCAAGCCTGTCAGGATGATCAACCAGGGACTCATGCTCGGACAACCTCCGACTGAGTCTCGATCCAAACCCTGGCCCCGCAAGATAGCGGATCGTCTGGTTGATAAACGACTCGGGCAGGGCCGAGGATCTCAACGGAGTGAGCGTAGTCGTTGGACTTGTAGGTCTTGACTGTGAGTACTGGGTCACGCGAGCCTGTCTCCCTGTTCTTCTTGATGATGTGTTGGTTGACGTGGATGATGGTCTTCATGGCTGTTGCTCCGGCACCAGGTGAACCCGGTACCGGTATTCAATGATTGCTTCGATCTGGTTCCTTGTGAGATTGAATACCTCCATCAGTTGCTTGGGCGTCATGCCGTGGACTTCACGCATGGTTCGCACACCCAGGACAACATCATCTGGAATCTTGGGTGGCTTATTGGTAACGGCCCGCGCCTTGGGCCCGTTGTAGATCAGCTTCTTCTTGGGCTTCTTCTCTGGCACAGGTTCGGATGCAAGCACCGAACGGATCAGAGATTCATTGATCGGCAGAAGCCTGTTTTGAATATAGCCGTATCCCTTGCGTTTGTAGGTGGTATTGCCCATACGACAAGGGCCGGGTTGCCCCGGCCCCTCCTGCTGTTACTTGGACGCCTTGACCAGCAGATCGCCAGCCATCTTCTCCATCGACACCCGCTCGTCGGTGTGCGGGATCTTGCGAGCACGGGCGGTGATGCCCTGCACGAAGTCCCATACCGACTCAGGCTTGCGACCCTCCTCGTTGACCACGGTGTTGATGATGTTCTCCGCCTGGCGCTTGGTGAAACCACGCTTGCCCAGGAACTCCATGCGATCGTCGTCAGACTTGGCGACCACCTTCTCCTTGGCGGCGTTGATGCCATTGATGACGTACGTGTCGCTGGCGTTGCTGTACTCCAGGAGCGCAGGCCCAACCTCGGAAGCGAACCGCTCGGGTGCGTTCTTGGTGTGGCGGATCATCATGGACTGGACGTCCTGCTGACCCCAGAGGTTGCGGTTCTGGCAGACGCCACGCAGCAGGAACGTCGAGATGCCCATCGACTTGCTGCCGACCTCGCTGTTCCAGACGTAGAACCCACGGAAGACCAGGTCGGGATTGCCGTCAGGCAGCTTGCCGATCTCGATCGGATGGGTGTCATCGACCAGGAAGATAAAGACATCCCGGTCACTGGCGTACAGCGTGGTGGTGTCCCGGCTCGGATCAACGAACGGGTTGTATGTACCGTTGCTCCAGTCGAGAACGCCAGGCACCTTCCACCGGGTGTCGCCGTTGCCGTTGCCAGCCACCTGCTGCACCGCACGGACGATGTCGATGTCCAGCACCCGACCATAGTTCGGGCCGGTTGCCGCCATGAGCTCGCCGCCCTGCTTGTAGTACGCCTTGATGCCGACGTCCCGGGTATCGACCAGCCCGTATTGCAGGTTGATGCCTGCGATCTTGGCGGGAAGCTGGCGCAGGTAGCCAGCCGGGGCACCGGCCAGACCGCAGAGCTGACCGAACGACCAGTGATTGGGCGTCACCTCGTCATCGCCCATGAGCAGGCTGATGTTGTCGTCGTTGACCTGAACCATGATGTCGTCCAGATCCATGACGTCCGTCTTGGCGTGGAAAGATCGGGCCTCGACATGATCTGCCAGATCCGACAGCGAGAGGAATCGCTGATCGTCCGGGCGGCTGAACCACTGGCTCGAGACTCGACCGTCACGCTGTCCACGGCTGGTGTCCACCTTGAACGGTGCGGTAACTGGGGTGTTGCTTTCGATGATGGCTTCCATATCAGTTCCTGTTGTGTTGGTCGTCTTGTTGCAGCACGTACCGAATGAAGTTGAGTAGATCGTGGGCGATGGGCTCGGGGATCATCTCGATCTCTTCCATGTCGATGATGATCTGGGTAATTTCATGAAGCAGATGCTCATCGCTACGACGGTCGCTGATTAGTTGCCTAACGTGCTGGTGCCAGTTGTCCATTAGCCTCCCATCAGCAGCAATGCTGTGGCGATGATGACGCCAGCGGCTACGGCATAGACAACCGTGTCGGGTCGAAGGCGGAACGGTTCGTCCACCCCTGGCCCGATCAACATGCGTTGCAGTTCTTCTTCGTCACGGCTCATGCGCCGCCGCTTGGGCGGCTCATAAGCGTGACCGATCTTCACCTTGCCGGTGTTGTACGGAACGGTCACTTGGTTCTCCTTAGATCTTGAGTTCAGTCAGTTGCGTGTCTTTGGGCGTGATGACGTAGCCCATCTCATCTACGAAGGTTTCAGGGTGGCAAAGGAAACATTGAGCGATACCACGTCCACCAATGCTGGACAGCTTGGACTTGGCGTCCGAGATCGAAACGCCAATAGCCCAGTGCTGGTTGTTGCTGATCACCAGGTAGCCAACCTCGCTGGTGTCGATCGGCTTCACAGCCGTCGCATCTTTGAGGGCAGCATCGATCAGTTCTTCTGAGGCAAGGCCGATGAAGTCGTAGCGATGACGGGTGTCTTCCTCACTGTCAGCGAGGTAAAACCCGAACACTTTGCTACCACCGTTCTCAGGTTTGCAACCGAACCCACCGGTTGCCTTGAACAATTGGAAGCGCGGCGACTGGTACCGCTTGTTCAAACCTGTTGGACGGATGACACACACCTTGTCGGTGATGTCGCCAACCATCGGCTTGATACCCTTAGTGAATACATCTATCAGTTCCATCGGATCTCCAGAAAAGAAGGGGCTCCCCCTACACGAGAGGGAGGGGGAGACCCGTTGTTCAGGCTGCGTAGCGTTCGTTGTCCACCACCAGCTCGAGCTGTTGCTGCGGCGACAAGTCCGACTCGCGAGTCGGGATGGCCCAGTCCACGTAGTAGCAGAGGCACTCCGCCACCAGCTCGGGATCCTTGATGGCCAGACTCATCAGCACGTTGACCCGCTCGTTGCAGATCTCATTGACCACCCTGGCGTGGTCGATGCTGAGATGGTTGTCCTGGATGTAGTTGGACTTGAGCGGGATGCGATGCTCGAACAGTGTCGTCAGGACTGTGTACGGGCGACGATCCAGCAGGTCGGCTACCGCATGGATGTCACACCACGACGTAACCATTTCGATAAGGTCTTCCGCAACGAAGTCCGTTTTGCTCCAGTCTTCGAAGTCTTCTTGGTCTTCTTGCTTCGTCGTGTACCAGCGCCGGTCGAGACGGTCTTCCAGTTCGTCTTCTCTTTCCCAGCTCCAGCCGCCGTACGACGCATAGGCCGAGGCGTAACGAAAGTTGGGGATGAGCAGGCCGGGAGACCATGCGTACGTGTTGCTGAACCACATGCCGTCGTGCTCGATGCCCTGGTCGAAGTTGACGTGGGACATCGTGCCGTACTTGTCCATGAACACGAACCTGTTGTTGCCGATGAACTCACCGACCATCGTGCGGAAACCATCGGCATGGACGACAGCCGGGGCCTCGATCACCGTGTCAACCAGGTAGTCCTGGATGAAGTGCCACGTATCGGACTTGCTCGGATCCTTCTTGTTGCCGGTATCCAGGATGCCGTTGTGCATCATAGCTACCTCGCCCTCGATCACTGAGTACGGATGGCAGTTGAACAGGTCGATGTCACCGTGCGTCTTCATCCGGAAGTGAATCGCCATGTTGCGATCGTCGTCCGGCATGTTGGAGATGAAGGTGTACATCTCATGGATGCTGCGGCAGATCTTCTTGATCACCTTGAGTCCATGCTTGTTGGCGTACATGATGCCAACGCCGTCCGAATTGGACTGGTAGATGTCATCGAGCAGGTTGTCGGTGGTCAGCAGGGTGTTGCGGATCTTGTTGGATTCGCCAGTGATGATGAGACACATATTGATTTCTCCTTGAATCAAGCAGCTTGTGCGAAGAGTTCGGGTTGGGAACCTTGAGCAGCCTTGGCGAGGGGATCAGTGTTGGTAGCAGTAGAGCCGTGGCGATGATTGACGTTGAACCACTTCGCGAGGTTCGGATACATACCGGCTGAGGTCTTCAGCCATTTGAGGAACGAGGACTGGGTCAGGTCGCGATAGCTGGTGACACGACAGAACATGACAACAGCGTGGGCGAACTCGATCTGCGCAAGCAGGCGTTCCTTCTTGAGTGACGCACGGAAGATGCGGATCTCAACCGTGTTGCTGTCGCCCCACCGAGTCGATAGTCCCAGGCGCTGACACTCACTAGAGCTGAGGTTCTCGCAGTTGATCATCCGGTACCGACTAGGATCTTTGCCCTTGAGCGCAGCATTCGGAGATCGGATCACACTGGAGTTGTCCAGTGAGGCGTACTCCTCAGCCTGAGAGTCGCGACGAGGATGACGACCGGCGATCGCACGGATGAAGTCCGTGTTCGCCTCGGCGTTGTAGAACTGGATCATCTTGCCCAGCGTCAGCGCAGTGAACGCTTGGCTGTCAATGTGGACGTGCATACCGCAAGACCGGTTGTTCCAGGCAACCAGTCCGTTGGTGGACTGCCATCCACCCAGCTTCTCGATATCGAGAAGCTGGGTGGATG